GAAGTGAAAGGTCCTGTTGCAGGTAATTTCACAGTAAACAATTATAATAACAAAGAATGGTATAATGTTTATTATCATCAATCGGGTGCTAGCGATTCAACAATCGATGGTGTTTATTCTTATATTTTTGTTTACAACAATACTGGTAACACATTTAATGTTGAAAGATTTAAGTACCCTGCTGAACTTAATAGTGATTATGCTGGTAACGTAGTTTTGTCTTTAAGATCTAGAGGTCATTATGACAATACAAATACATTAGATCTTGAGGTTGCAGGTGATACTGCTTTTCAAAATGTAGTGACAACTTCATCTAATAACATCGAGGTTAATCCTTTTGCGGAATTTACATTAAATGTAACAGGTTCAACTTTATCAGGTGGAACTTCTTTTACGTTATCAATGGACAGTTCAAGTAGTCAATATGCTTCAAAAGTTTTAGGTGTTGCCCCTTTTGATAAATCTTATTCCACTTTCCCATTATATGTTTATGAAATTTATGATAATTTCTTAGTAGATGCATATGAACAAGGTTTTGTTAGAGGTTTGGATATGAATACTTATCAACATATTGATGATGGAGATAGTAAAGATGATTTCTTAACTGAATATATTAAACCAGTTTCTCCATTTGTTGTTTCAGAAGCAAGAGGTGGTGTGGTTCACAATTTGTTCCAAGTATTACCAATCGCGGATGGTGATTCTGCAAACTATCAAATCAAGATAACTATACAGAATGTTAATGTTTCTACTGGTGACTTCGACTTAATTGTTCGTGATTTTAACGATACTGATGATAATCAGGTGGTTTTAGAATCTTGGACAAGATGTAATATGGATCCAAGTTTAACTACATATATTGGATTAAAAATTGGTACTTCAGATGGTAATTTCCCATTAAAGTCCAACTATATTATGATTAGTTTAGACTCTAATGCACCATCAGATGCGTTTCCTGCTGGATTCCAAGGATTTGTTGCTAATAACACTTTCTCAGGTTATAACAATGATGGTAGTGATGCAACAGGTAAAACTGGTAGTGTAATGTATAAAACAGAATACTTCAATGCAGGTGATGTGTATTCTTATAATCCTGATGGTAGTCCTAATATTTCAAGTGGTGATATTTTGAGAAAAGTTACTTTAGGTCTATTCTCTTCAGCAACTTCGGCTCAACCTACATCTTATGATAATAGTTTATTTCAATATAAAGGAAAATCTGCTGGACAACAAACGAAAGGTTTCCACTTGTCAGTAAATGCATCAAGTATTACTGATACAGATGGTAACTATCTATTTGAAACTACTCCATATGATTTGGAAGGTCAATCAGGTACCAATAACCCTCTAACTAATAAAAGTTATTGTAAATTTACTTTTGCAGTATGTGGTGGGTTTGATGGTTGGGATATTTACAGACAATCAAGAACTAATACAGATGGTTATATCTTTGGTAAACCATTGTATACCGCTTGTAATACAAATAACGGTGGTGTATTCAGTTCTAGAATAGGCAACTCTGATTACTACGCTTATTACAAGGGTATTCAAACTTTTGCAAACCCTGAAGCAGTTGCCATTAATGTGTTTGCAACTCCTGGTTTGAATTTCAATGATCATTCTTCATTAACAACTTTGACAATTGACATGATTGAAGTAGATAGAGCAGACTCTATCTATATTATTAATTCACCAAATTATAATACTTCACAACAAGTTATTTCAGCTTACCAAAAAATAGGGTATGATAGTAATTATTCAGCAATTTATTTCCCTTGGATTCAAGTGTTGGATACTTATAATTCTACACAAATTTATATTCCACCAACAGGTGAAGTTGTAAGAAATATAGCATTAACCGATAATGTTGCATATCCTTGGTTTGCGTCAGCTGGTTATACTAGAGGTTTAGTAAATTCTAAAAAAGCAGCTTTCAAATTGACACAAAGTGATAGAGATTTACTTTACACTAACGCAATTAACCCAATTGCAACATTTTCTGATACAGGTACAATTATTTTTGGTAATAAAACTTTACAAATTAGGGATTCAGCTTTGAACAGATTAAATGTAAGAAGATTGTTATTACAAGCTAGATTATTAATATCTGCAGTAGCTGTAAGATTGTTATTTGAACAAAATGACGATACAGTTAGACAAGAATTCTTAAGATTAGTAAATCCAATTTTAACCCAAATACAAAAGGAAAGAGGTTTAACAGATTTCCGTGTAACGGTATCTAGTGATCCTTCTGACTTGGATAATAATTTGTTGAGTGGTAAAATCTACATCCAACCTACTCGTTCTTTAGAGTTTATAGATTTGGAATTTGTTATTACACCAACGGGTGCATCATTCGAAAATGCATAATTTGGAAGAATATTAAAAAGAATAAAGGGGGGTGTTAAAACATCCCCTTTTTTAATTTGTGTTGTTCCATATGACATTTTCTACAATACCATATAACATCAATTGGTTTATTATAATCGGTATGATGGGCTTCACTTTTTTCATCACCACAAATACTACAAGGAAGTTTGGTTAATTTTCCCCTTTTTACATAGACATGTAAGTAAGCTCTGGCATTCGATTTCATTTTCTCTTCTTCTGACAGTTCACTATAATTTTTTCTATGTAGTTTTGTATTCTCTGCTTTACATTTTCTACAATATCTTTGTCTCCCAACTAACTCATTTTCAATTGGTTTATCACATTTGCTACATGTTAATTTATATATACCTTTAGGGTTTCTTATTCTCATAATCTATTTTTAAATAAATATGTTAATGTGGAACATTATTGTGATTTGTGGAACAAATATAAGAAAAAAAATGATACCCAGTATACTAGACTAGTATATTATAGATTTATTTGAGGTATTAATTAATTAATTAGAAATTTAAAGTATTTAATTATAATAGAGATAATTAATATTATTGATTAAAAAGTATTTAAAACTGGTTCTAGTAAAAAACTACGGAAAAAAAATGACAAAGTCAAGTATTTCCCGAAAAAAATTTATTTTTCAATATACATATATTTATAAGAAACAGAATAATTAAAACAAAATTTTAAAAAAAATAGAAAATGGCAGATTTATTAATGAAAATGCCGGTTCCATATGAACCGAAAAGGGAAAACCGATTTATCGTTAGATTTCCATCATCAATGGGTATTAACGAGTGGTATATTACTTCATCTCAAAGACCTAGTGCTAAAATCAATACAGTTGCAATACCATTTATCAATACTTCAACATATGTTGCAGGTAGATTTGAATGGAATACAATGAAAGTTAAATTTAAAGATCCAATTGGTCCTTCAGCAGCACAAGCTCTAATGGAATGGTTCCGTTTACATGCTGAATCTGTTACAGGTAGAATGGGATACGCTGCTGGTTACAAAAAAGATATTGATTTAGAAATGCTTGATCCGACAGGAGTTGTGATTGAAAAATGGATTTTACAAGGTACTTTCTTAACTGATATTAACTTTGGTGATTTAGATTACTCAAGAGATGAAATTGCATTTATCGATTGTACTTTACGTCCTGATAGATGTATTTTAGTTTACTAAAATTATACTATAAAAAAAATACATATTAACCGATATCCTATTTTGTGGGTATCGGTTTTTTTATTTAAAATCTTTACTTTATCATAGTTATTATATAAATTGATATTATGGAAGAATCACTTAAAATTGACCCAACAATACAGTATGATGTGGTACCATTACCATCTCAGGGAATTTATTATAAAAACAAAAAGAAATCATTAAGGGTAGCTTATTTAACTGCTGCTGATGAAAATATTCTTAGCTCTCCAAATCTATTGGAAAGTAATACCGTTATTGATGAATTACTTAGGAGAAAAATTATAGATAGGGATATCCCTTTTGATGAAATTGTAGATGAAGACAGACAAGCTATATTAATATTTTTGAGAAATACTGCTTTTGGAAGTGAATTCAAAGTAACAATGACAGACCCATCGAACAAAAAGGAATTTACTACTACTGTGGATTTATCAATAATAAAAGTAAAAGAGTTTAACCTAGAAGCCGATTCAAACGGAGAGTATGATTTCTTCTTACCCCTTAGTAAAAAAAATATAAAATTTGTTTTTTTAAATAAAAAACAAGAAGACGAAATTCAAAAGATTAGAAACGATATTTCATTAACAGTTGTACCATCTAACACCAAAAGGTTGGAAATGATGATAAAGTCCGTAGACGGAACAAGAGATCTTATGGCGATTTATAATTTTATTCAAACAATGCCAATTAAGGACTCACAATCATTCAGAAGATTTGTTAACGAAAATAAACCAGGTTTAGACCTAATTGTTGATATTACTGCCCCATCAGGAGAAAAGATTCCATTGTTAGTGGAGTTTGGGGTTGACTTTTTTCGTCCCTTCTACGGAATATAAAAAAAATCAAATTTATACTACTATTTTCCTGTTAAAACATGGTTTCACTTATACCGATGTTTTGAACATGCCGATTTTCGAGAAAACAAATATAGTAAGTATATTGATCGATGCACTAGAAAATCAAGAGTAACCTATTTATATAATAAGAAAAATTTGATTTATGCAAACTAAAATAGATGACAAATGGGTAGAAAAATTAAAAGAAGCAGATAGAGAACACCCAGGTTGGGGGTTACTTAAAGGCTTTGAAAGTTCTCTTGAAACGGCAGGAAATGTTGTCTCATCATTAGGTTCAGTTGCAGGATCTTTTTTTGTTGATACAAAAGCAATAGATAATTATAGGATTAGTTTGACCGATTTAGAAACCACATTGGGTGGTTTAGTTTCTGGTATATTTCAAGGTGGAGGAATCGGAGGAATTATTACAGACTTGACAAATACAAGTTCAGCGGCTATTTCAAAAGTTATTTCCTCGTTTGCATCTTTAGATGCTGCAATGAGAAAAAACATGGAAGGTATTGGTGGATATTATGGGGAATTTGCCGATGCTATGAGGGATCAGACTTTGGATATAACCGCTGCAACCCAAGGTATAGGAGTAGGTGCAACTGATGTTATTAATGGTTTAAAATCACTATCAGAAAGTAGTGGTAGGATGGCTCTTTATGGGACTGAAACAATGAAAACAGCTTTGACAGCTTCTGCTGCTTTTACCAAATCAAACACACAAATACTTGAAAACGCTGAAAATTTTAGAAACGTAGGATTAGGTTTAGCAGATGCGGGAAGAGAGATTACCAAAATAGGAGAAGGTTCTTTAAAATTAGGACTGAATGCGAAAGAGGTAAGTGATACTGTAATTAAGAGTTTGGATAAAATGAATCAATTTGGTTTCAAAAATGGAGTAGAAGGATTGGGGAGAATGGTACAACAAGCTCAGTCTTTAAACATTGATATTAACAAAACATTAAGTATAGCGGAAAAATTATTTGACCCATCCCAAGCTATAGACTTAAGTGCTAACTTACAGGCTTTAGGAGGTGCGTTTGGTGACTTTGCCGACCCAATCAAATTGATGTACGATGCTACTAATAATGTAGAGAATTTACAAGACAGTTTAATAGGTGCAGCTAAAAATTTAGCAACATATAATGCTGAACAAGGAAGATTTGAAGTATCAGGTGCAAACCTTAGAAGAGCAAATGAAATGGCCAAAACATTGGGAATGTCCACTGGAGATTTAACAAATATGGCAGTTAAGGCTGCATCTAAATTTGAAGCTTTATCTCAGTTAGATATGTTCCCAAGTATCACAAATGAACAAAAAGAATTCCTTTCAAACCTTACCACAATGAAGGAAGGAAAAATAGGGTTTGATATTCCAAAAGATATTGCACAAAAAATGTTCGGTACAGGAGCAGAGGGAGGATTTAAATCTATAGATGAAATGGCAGGACATATGGACGAATTTATGAAAATTCAAAAACAGATGTCCGATATGAAACCAGAAGATTTGGCAAGGGCTCAATACAACGCAATTACAAATATTTTGGACGATGTAAATGCAATTGCTTATCATATGGGTGCTAATGTTTATGGAAGTGATACACAACAAGATATGAGAAAAATTATGAGTGATTTCTCCAAAACACTTCATAATGAATTGAGTCCTGAAAAAATAAAAGAAGCAGAAAAATCACCCGGTGGAATAACAGAACTTGCTAAATCCATAGGTCCAAAATTCCTTGATGCTTTTAAAAATTTAGGTGAAGATGCAGTAAAAGGTATATTTGAAACTGTTGAAGGTAAAACAGAAGGGGATAAAACTTATAATTCAGTTAAAACTTTTCTAAAAGATTCTATTGATAAAATACAAAGTGTTTCAAAACCAATATTTGAGAAGGGTAAAGAAGTAGGTAAAGATTCATTTGGTTCAAATTATAATCCAAGAAAACAAAAGAGTGAACTACAGAATAATGCAACAAATAATAGTAAAATAGAATTGACTGTAGCATTTGCAGGAAATGTTCCATCATATGCAAAAAATGCTTTCGAAAGTTCAGAGTTCAGAACTGGACTAAGTACCGCTTTATCAAGTAGAATTGCGAAAGGTGATTATACATCACCTAAAATAACAATACTCCCTAATACTTAATAAATTCTTTATTTAAATCTATTTATAGAAAACAACAATAATGCCGAGTTACTTAGATTTTAATTCTACAAACAATTTTAGAAAGGTTCTAATAGGAAGGACGTTACAACAACCTAATGGACCCCAAACATTTACAAGTAACAACTATGAAGCATCATCGTTATTAGATTTACCCAATATTAGTGGAGGTGGTGTAACTGAGGATCAATTATCTGAATTAAAACAATCTAAAACTATTAATATCTACAAACCAAGTGAATATTATGAAAAAGATTTGGAAGTTTTACCACGAAACGCTAATTTACAACTCTATCCATATTTTGCAGCAAGTGATCATTCTTTAGTCGGTATTGTTGGACAAACAGACAACACCAACAACGAGTCTGCACTTTATAAATTTGCGGTATCAAATATACTTAATAACCCGAATGGACCTGTTCATTCACGAATAGCACAAAATAATTTATCTGCCGGTAATGACGCTAATAGTTTGAGTACTCTTTTCAATAGTAATCAAAATACTGTAGGTAATATAATTGGAGGAAAGCAACCATTAGTTAAAGTTAATAATTCGATTACAGTTGATCCAAATGCTAAAACAAATGTAGTTAATTTTTTTGGTGTACTTGAAGGTACGGATTCCTATGAAACAACAATACCTGGTCAATACTTAACAAACCCAAACAATCCATTTGGTTCAGGACCATCAACAACAGTTGGTAATTTTGTTCAAGATGCCACAGGAGTTTTAGGTTCATTATTGGGTGCTAAAAACCCATTATCGTTACAACAAAGACCATCTGATTTATTTTTTGAATATTTGGGTAGTAATCAAAAACAAAATTTATTAGATAATTTATCATATAATTCATATGCCCCTGATTATTCATCTACGGCAATGGGTTTAACAAGTACAGGTGGTCCAAATATTGCAGGATTACTTGGTATTGGTTTATTAAGTGCAGCAGGATTAGGTAATCCACCATCAACGGCATATATTGGTGACGATAGGATACATGATGTTTATTATGCAATGAATGACTTCAATGATAGACCTGTAAGAAGTCCATATTATTTAAGTCTTTTATTTGATCCTGTACAAACAAAACTTTTACAAATAGACACCAATATCGGAGAAAATGGTAGAATAGGTGGTAATTTAGTTTGGATGAGTTACAACTCAACTAAATTGAATAAACTAGGTGCAGATAATCAACAATGGAATGGTCAATCTTCGGATTTTTCAAATATAGAATCAACCAATTTTGTGTTCCCCGAAAATTCAATATTAGGCCAAACACAAGATTTATTAAATATATTACCAAATACGGGTGGATCGGCAAGAGCTCACGTAGCTAATGTTATTGACCAAACCAGTAGAATTTTTCAAGATGGGGATGTGTTTATGGCAAGAGGTGCTGCCGTTCAATATACCGACCAATATGGTCAACAAAAGGGTATAGAATTTTGTAGAACATGGACAAAAGATAGACCCTATTATTCGTATTCAGATTTAATGCCGTTAGCATCAAACACTAATGATATTAAACAAAAGAAATACATTCCAACATCCACACCTTATAGAAGAACTAACATAAGAAAGTACGATTCAAGTGTTTTATCATCTACTTGGAACTTGAACATAGCACCAATGTCAGATGGTAATAAAGGATTTACTAATTCTACAAATATAAGTTCAAGAACTGCAGGTGGAAAAGATTTTTACGCAAAAAAATACATGTTATCTATTGAAAATTTAGCGTGGGCAACATCAAATACACCAGGTTATACCGTTTCTGACTTACCATTTGATGAACGAGGACCAAATGGTGGTCGAGTTATGTGGTTCCCACCATATGATTTAAAAGTTTCTGAAAACAATACTGCATCTTGGGAAAAAAATATGTTTATAGGAAGACCAGAACCTATTTACACATATCAAAATACAACAAGAACAGGTCAACTTTCATTTAAAGTAGTTGTAGATCATCCAAGTATTTTAAATTTATTAACAAGAGAGTATTTTAAAAATGTACCTGACGATCAGGCTGATAATTATATAAACGCATACTTTGCAGGTTGTCAGGATTTAGATTTTTATACATTGGTAAGAACTTACACTAACTTAAATGATACTGATATAAATTTAGTATTAAGTTATTTGAACAAAAATGCTGATCCACAAACAATATCTAATTATAAAACACAAACTATTCCACCTGCAACCCAACAACAACCAACAACACCAACGGGAACGGAAGTAACTTTACCAAATTCAGATTTATTTTTTCAAAATGATTATCCAATTAATAATGGTACAGGTATAAATGAGTTCAAATCAATAGACCCTTATAGTATTTTTGTTAATGAAATAACAGGAACGACATATCAAAATATTGCAATTAATAATTTAACGAATGGTATTAACAATATTTTAACATCCCCAACAGACGGAAATGACCTTTCAGATTTAAAAATATTATCAAGTTATACAGATATCAAGACTGCTCAAAATAACGTGAGTTCAATTATAACAACTAACACAAGTTCATTACAGAAGGATTTTATAATTGAATCTGATAGTTACAACAATCTTGTAATTTTCATCCAAAATTTGAAAACAGATATCAATAAAGGTAATTTAAATGGACAACAAGTTGTAATAAATATTCAATCTTCATCATCCTATGTTGGTGATTTAACAAATAATTTAGCTTTATCAATTAGAAGATCACATTCAATTATTTTGGATATTTTGAATCAATTAGTTGAACCAGGAACCGATGTACCCGACAATTGGGGTAATTATATTTCATCATTCCCACCAACAAATAGTGGGTCATATACTACAAGTGTCTCTTATGATTTTTCAACAGATTTAAAATTTCAAAACGGAATTCATGGAACATTAATTATTAAGACATATAATAATGGAACGGCTACAGGAGTTTGTGCAGAGAAAACAAATTTTCATAATCAAAATTTACAAATATTTTCACCTATTGCATATGGGTGTAGAAAATCAAGTATATCTTCAACATATACACCACAACCACCTCCTTCAACAACGACCACTAGTAACACTGCAACAACACCATTAACCAAAACTGCAATTGTACAAAACGGAAAAGTAACAACTAATCCAACATCATCCAAACCTTCAATTGATACAATTAAAAAAATTATTGCTAAAACATTACAGGAATCGTATTATTTCAAACAATTAGAAGATACAAATCCAATAGCATTTAAATCTTTAAGAGAAAAATTAAAATATTTCCATCCAGGTTTTCATTCAATGACTCCCGAGGGATTAAATAGTCGTTTAACGTTCTTACAACAATGTTTAAGACCTGGAGACACTATACCAATTAAGGGAACGTCAGAACCAAGTGATATTGGTGCTAGAAATACAACTTTCGGACCACCACCAATATGTGTATTAAGAATTGGTGATTTTTATCATTCTAAAATTGTAATTACAGATTTGAATATAACTTATGAAGATTCAACATGGGATTTAAATCCTGATGGAATCGGAGTACAACCAATGATTGCAAATGTAACTTTACAGATTGCCTTCATTGGAGGTCAAGGATTAGAAACTCCTGTTAATACATTACAAAATGCTTTATCATCTAATTTTTATGCAAATACTGAAATGTATGATGAAAGATCAACAGATACCAATACAACTATTGGTGGACAAACTGTTGAAGCATTCACAAAATCTTTCTTAGATGACTTACAAAAACCCTCACCAAAAACAGCCAGTTCTAATAATAATAGTAATGGTAATAAATTGAGTTCCCAAAAATACATTGGAGATTTACAAAATTCATCTTCAGATGGTACTGATGGTCAATTAGAATATATAAAATTAATTACTGATGTGTTTACACAAACTACATCATATTTTACAAAATTTGAATCAACTTATAATGGAATTTTAACTAATTATGGGTCTTATGTTGTTGATATGTTATTGTCAAACAATTATAGAACAATTAATCAATACAATATTTTTAATCAAACATCACCAACACCACAAGATGTAATAACGTTATTTGGTTTATTTACACCACCATCTGATTCAACATCAAATATTACTGTTTTTGGTGATAATTTATTATCAGCATTAAATGGGTTATCATATTCGGATCTTTGTACAATTTTTGGTTTTAATTTCCTTACAGATAGTAAACAACAAATAGTTAATCAAATTCTATTTCCTTGGTTATTAAATTACGTAGGTACTGTTATTGAAAATTTAAATCAAGATAAAACAATTAGTACATTCGAATCAACAAGAAATAATTTAATAAGTTGTTTAGATAAAATGAATTTTATTGTCCAATATGGATTGGATGGTCAATTGACATCAGATACTGTTGGAATAATGGCAACTTTGGATGGATTTGTTTCTTCTGATTTCTATTCTAATTATAGTACTTGTATTGACTATATTAAATCAAATACTAACGAATATTTATATACACATTTCAATAATGACATTAATTTTAATGGTTCATATACATTTACAAATAATCAATTAAGTGATATATTGGCAGTATTCCTAAATGGGCAGACGGATAAAATATTAGGTTTGTTCTCATCTAATTCATTATTAAATGACAATAATACTGTGAATAAAATGACTAAATCGTTAAATAAATTTATTTATAAACCAGCAGAAATTACTTTCAAAACTAACGGAACATTAACATCACCGACTGTTTCATCAGTTGAATTTGATATCAGTAGTATTGATAATATAACAGATCAAACGATGTTAAAAAATTTACAGAATTTAAATTCTAATAATGTTCCCCCAATAAATAATTCTTTAAATTACTATAGAAATCCAAATTCATGAGTAGAAGTTATTTAAATAGATATCAATATTTTGTTAATGATTCAGGTAATTTCAATATAGTACCGGGAATTGAACTACCAATTAAATCAACCGATCAATATGTACAATACAAAAAAGGAAAAGATAGGTTAGATAAATTATCACAACAATATTATGATTCACCATTATTTGGTTGGTTAATCATGCAAGCGAACCCATCAGCGGGTGGACTTGATTTTCTAATACCTGATAATTATATTCTTAGGATTCCTTTTCCGTTAACAACAACTTTACAGGATTATAAAACAGCGGTAGACACGTATAACTTATATTATGGCCAACAATAATTTATCTGGTAATGAAAATATATTAGTAAAAATAGATCAAAACAATTTAATTTATATTGATCCGAATAGTGTCATTGACAGTACAGGAAAAATAGTACCAAGAGGAATTGAACAAGAAAAATTAGTTACATATGTTAATTTAGAGGCTGATATAATACCAAGAACAATATTAGCTGCTAATAATGATAAAATAACATATACCTCAATTGCTAAAGGAACTCTTAATTTTCTAAAAAATCAAGATGGTCGTGATTACGATACAACATGGACTAATTCATATGGTGAAACTACATTAAACAGCGTTAGTGGAAATATATCAGGAAATTTTTCTAAACCAGATACATCTGGTCAATCATTAGGAATCTCTTCAATTAGTATTTTAATTAAAGGAGCTAACTTTGTTCCTCAAGTTAATATCAATTTTATAGATGTTAGAGGAAAAACATTATTTGAGGCTCCAGATGATTCACCTTATAATGCGTTTTTTCATTTACCATGGCCAATATTCTATTTGACCGTTAAAGGATATTATGGTCAAGCAATTAGATATAGATTACATCTCGTAAAGTTTAGTTCGAAATTTAATGAAGCGAACGGTAATTTTGAAATTACAACAAACTTTGTAGGTTCTACATATGCATTTATGAATGATATACCACTGAAAGGTGTTTTAAACGCCCCTTACATGTATAGTTATGACAATCAAACACCTTCAACTAAACAATATAATGCACAATCTCAAACATATAATGTAACAGTTAATAAATTATCAAGAGGATATGAATTATTAACATCTGTTTATGCTGAGTACAAATTAATGGGATTATTAGATCCGAATTTTCCTGTCAAAACTTTGAAAGAATTAGGAGAAACAGCTAAAATTCTTGATAAAATTTTAGAAAGAGAAATCTTTTCAGGAAAAAATAGTGGTATTGATCCCAAAATTTTACAAGCAATGAAACAATTAGGTGAGGCAGTGGAAACTTATCAAAGAGACATAACTACTTGGAAAAATCGATATTCAAAAAATCAAACTTTTACCAATAATAATATTGTTTATAATTATTTGGTTGGTAATGGAGAAGATGCTACAACATTAAAGAATATAATAGGAACCTCAAGTAACACATTGGAAAATATCATTTTAATTAATAATAAAAAAATCCAAGATGTTAACGACCTAATTAATTTTGTAAAAAATAAAAATAAAGATTTACCTGTAGTAAACATTCAAACAATTTCATTTGATAAAACCTTATATTCTTCGAAAGAAGGATTAGTTGGTGTTGCAATATCATATATCTTAAATTTGGTAAATGATATTGCTAACAAATACAATCAAGAAAAACAAAATATAGATAATTTTTTAGAAAAACGAATCAATACAGTATTAAAAGATCCTAAGTTAGGTATTGGATTTGAACCAACAATTAGAAATATTTTTGCGGTAATTTGTGCTAATGCAGATGTTTATATAAGACTTTTAAAAGAAACACATCAGAAAGCATTCGATGCTGGTCCAAATCGAAAAAACATGGTGAATCAGTTTTCAATCGAGACTAAAAATAATAACAACATTTATCCTTGGCCTGAAATTAGAAAAAGAACAGATAAAGGAAAACAACAAGTTATAGCTTATCCAGGTGAAGCTGAATTAATAAGTAAATTACAGTCAGATAAAGCAAGTATATGGCCTGAAGTACAATTTTTGGAAAATTATTATAAAATAGTTACATTGTCAGTAGATCCAAATGGAACAAAAGAGGCAACAGCTAGTAATGTAAATTTTATATTTCCAAATAATTTACCCACTAAAAATGTACGAAGTGTTTCTACATCATCTAATTTGTTTTATAATATTCCTTATTATAATCAAACACCATCCTCATTTATATATGAAATATGGGAAAGATGTTATTTCTTTTCATTATTCGATTCGTTCAATTCGGAAACAATAAATGAATTGGCTCAAGTTGAATTTGATAATAATATTAAAAATATCATTAATAATGGTTATAATGATAATAGTGAACTTATAAGTTTACTAAAAACAATTACAGTACCTATGCCAACAGGAAATGTTCAGTTGTTTACTGTAATTCAAAATATGTTATCACAATTATCACCATTTCAAGGAATGTCATATTATAATGATCAATTACCAACAACACCATATTTGATTAATGTTATGAACAATCCGTTTAAAACGGAACAGTACATTAATATAACAGATACTAATAACAATGATTCATCATATACCAAAACAAGTCAATTTCTAAATAGTTATCAAAACGAACCATATAGAAATGACATTTATCCTTTTAGTTCATCCCTTTATAAACAATATGTAGAAAAATATAATCTTAATATCAAAGGGTTATTTAATATCGATACTATAAATGGATTTATTTGTTCACCTAAGAAAAATAATTTTTACGTTAATTCAGTTTATACTACTAATCTTTTTGTAAACGATTTAACAATTGGTTCAACTAAAATTAATATAGTAAACACACCATATTTTCATAACCAACTTTTTACTGATTTCAATAGTGAAGGTGTTTATGGGAAATATAAAGGATCTGCTTATTTATTATTAAACTCATTACCTTTTAATGATTTATTTAATTCAAAAGATAATATTTTTTATTCTTCTATTTTTAAGGAAATTGGAGCAACACATTTTATTCCGTATCATTTGATACTTAAATGGGGTTCAATTTATCATAGATATAAAAATTATTTATTAAATGGAGTTGATATACTTCAAGGAAGTTTAAACAATAATTTTCAAACACAACCAGTCAATATAAGTGAATTTTTTGACAATAATACAAATGATACTTTCAGTATAGATTATGGAGGAAACACTTATGACATTTCATATTCATATGAAAATAACATGGGTATTCATCCGTTTTATGATGCTATATTTCATCAAATCATAAATGGATATGATCATTATAATGTTTCAGAAGGTAGTTCATCCTTTGAGGCAAATGTTTCCGCTGGTGGTATTATTGAAGTAGTACAACAAAATGGTAATAATTTAAATTATTTTACACAATATGTAGATAACTCAAAATACGACTCAACAGATTTGAGATATACGTTATTACCAAGTTGTGCCTTAAATAATACACTAAATAAAGATCAATTTTTAAAGAACAATGAAGATTATTTCAGAGTTATATGGAGCGATTTAGATAGTAGTTATATAAATGATACATTAAGTGGACAAACATTTCCATCACCATACGATTATAATTATTCATTAATTGATGGATACTCACTTTCAAAAAATTATTTGAAAATAATCGATTTAATGGGTACATTTTCACCGAACATTTTATCTGAGTTCGAAACAATGTTTTTAGATTTTGCTTCAGATATCGGTGCAACAACAAATATTGAAACACCAAATCCTAAATTTTATAATACAAAATATGTACATTTTCAAAATTTATTGAGAGATATGTTCTCAGTAACAGGATTAACAAAATCTTCAAATGGTATTACATTTGTTAATTCTTTGAAAGACGCACAAATTCAAAATTTAGAAAAAATTACAACAGTAATTTTGGATGATCATAATTTAGTAAAATTAACAATGGCAAATCCAAAAGAATTAGACGCTCACGTACTAAATGGATTTGCACAAACCTCATCAACAAATACTTTAAGTTGGAATCCATTTGATCTCTCACAAGAAACACAAACAAATTTGAATTTAATTGATTTATATTTAGGTCAAGATATTGATAATAGTTATAGAGATTTTTTCATATTGAATAATATTGAATTAAATGAAACTAACATACTATTGTTTAGACCTTTAATTCTAATTTTTGCGGGATTTTTAAATAATCCAAATTTTCAAGGAATGACTTTTCCTGATTATGTAAAAAATTACATAATTCAAAGTAAAAGTCCTAATAATCCAAATTTAACACCTGATGGTTTCAATAATAGATTTATACAATTTATTACAACCTTATCCAAAAATTTTGCCGGATTAACATTACCACCAAGTGATAATCAACAAGACTCTACAAATATTTCTGGAGGATATAATAATACACCAATAAAAATAGATTTATACAATCATTTTAAATCTTTTAATGATAAATGGGTTGCAGGAAATTCAATCGGACAACGATCGTTGATTGAAGAATTTTTATTTTTAGATAGAAGAAATAAAGATATTGGTGATGAATATTTTTTAGATATTCAAAAATTAATTCCAATTATTGATGAAAGAAATAAAGATATAAATTTATATGAAGCAATTTCATTATTAATTGAAAATTCAGGTTTAGATATGAGACCTTTACCAGCCTATATCAACTTCTATGGAACTAATTATAATAATAAAACAAGAACAACTGCATCAAGTAAAACAGCAGGAGACTTGTTTGGAACATTTTTGGAGGTTGATTATCAAGATGCGTCACCAAAAATTGTTATTCAATTTGTTGGAGACAACTCCAAACATTTAGATAATGGAAGTTCGAATAATACTTTTAATGACGATAGTTTCAATTGTTCAATGGTAAACAATAATCCACTTTTATTAACAACGGCAAATGTTGTTAGTCTTGGTGATTTAACTAAGTCAAATAAAGCAGTTTCATTTGAAGTTAGTTTTGGTGATCAAAATCAAGGTATTTTTAAATCAATTCAATTGGATCAAACTTCAATTAGAAATACCGCCGCATCAGTATATGTTTTAGAAGCTTTAGCAAGTTCTGAAACAGGTGCTAACGCTGCAAGTATGGATGTAAGTCTATTCGATTATTATAAAACCGCAGCTTATAGTTGTGAAGTTACTATGTTAGGAAATGTAATGATTCAACCTACAATGTTTTTTTATCTGAAAAATGTACCTATGTTTAGAGGTTCATATTGGATAACAGAAGTAAATCATAGTATTAGAAATAACCAAGTAGTAACGACATTTAAAGGTGCAAGAGTCCCAATCGGAGGATTCCCTGATCCTAAAGATTCATTTGCGTCATCATATAAGACTTTATTCGACAGGTTAACGGCCAACGCAATTAAATTAGTCCAATTAGAAAGTACAATAAATCCTGTAACCGATATAATAGTTCACGATTCTAATATTGGGTTTGTGGTTACAGAACCAGGTATTTTACAAAAATGGGAAACCCCAAATACATTAATTACATCTTATGCAGGTAGAACTGCTTATGGGGTACCATTTAATGGATGGGGACAAGGAACTGACGGTAAATTTGTACAACTTGTAAATTATAATGGGACAACATGGTTAAGAGCAAATGTAAAAAGGATGGTTGAAGCCGATTATGGTACGAGAAATATGATGATGTTAAATTCATTACCTAACAACTCGTTCGGTATAGTAGATTGGAATTCCGTTTCTGGTTTAACAACAACTAAAAGTTTTTTCACTTTAAATTATGAATTTTTTGCATCAAATGGGAAAGGACAAATTAGAAATGAAATATATTACCCAAATAGAAATAACCAACCACAAGGTGGAATTAAATGTACCTTTTTTAATCCTGCTAATAATAAAAAAGTACCTCTGACAACAACGTTCAGTTTTACAACAGTAAACAATGTTAAAGTAATTAATCAAATAGAAGGACCTATAGATACATTTGTTCCAACTGGTTATGGAATTAGTATGTCATCTAAATTAATGAGTGATTTAGGTTTATCAGATGGTGATATTGTTTATTTCGATGTTGATAATAATGATATTATTAACGGTATTGAGAATTTAGCATCTCCATCAACATTAAATGGTTACTAATAATCAAATTATTACAATTTTCTTGATATTTATATAAAAAACCTTTATGGATAATAATAAATTAAAAAATACCATGGATCAATTTTTAAATCCAAAAAAGATTCAAAATGTATCTAATGATGGTATGGAAAGAGAAGAATGTGATTTAGTAACAGGAGAATGTTATACAATCAGAGAAAAAGACGGAATTGTAGAAAGAATAAATAAAAAATACGTTACAAACGACGGTAGACAATTATTACAAGATTAATACTATGTTAGAGAAAAAATTACACGAAGAATTAAATCGTTATAAAGCCATAAACAATTACAATTATGGTAACAATAAAATATTAATGGAACAAGCTGCTCCTCCTGCTGAGGTTCCTACAGCTGTTCCACCTGCATCAGACGCGGCAGGAGCACCTGCACCTGATGCAGCTGCAGCAACACCTCCTCCACCTGCTGACGCTGCAGGAGCAACACCTCCACCACCTGCTGAAGAAGATACTGAAGAAATCGATATTACTGATTTAGTTAATATGACTAAAAGTATCAAACAGGACGTTGAAAATAATAAAAATGACTATAGCGGAGCCATTCAGAAAATGGACGATGTTTTCAGTAAATTAGGAGACTTAGAAACAAAACTTAGTGAAATGGATGCTTTAATGCATAAAATAGATTCATTAGGTGCTAAGATTGAACAAATGAAACCTGAAACACCTGTTGAAAAATTAGAAATGCGTTCTTTAGATTCATATCCATTCAACGAAAAACCAAATCAATTTTTTGCTCATAAACAAGATGAAATGAGAAAATCAGGTAAAAATGAATATGTTTTAACAAAAGATGACGTTGCTAACTATTCAAATGACCAAATAAAACAAACATTTAATCCTGAAGAGCAAGAAGATGAATATAAGTTCTAAAGTTAAGTTTCTTTTAGAAACTCAATTACAAGTTAAAATAAACCATTGGCAAACAAGAGGTTATGCAAGACATAAAGCTTTTGACCAATTATACGAAGAATTAGGTGACTTAATTGATACCTTTGTTGAAACAGCAATGGGTAAGTATGGTAGATTTGTTTTAGAAGAAAACGATAAAACTATTCATCTTGATAATTTATCAGAAATTGATGTTAAATCAATGATGATGAATGTAAAGAAAGCTTTAATTCAATTTACACAAGAATTTGAAGAAATAGATACTGATTTAATGAACATTCGCGATGAGATATTAGGAACAATGAATCAAATTAGTTATTTATTGACTTTACAGTAAATTTTAAGAATTTTTAAAAATAATTGAACCCGGATTTTTTAATTCGGGTTTTTTTATTTATATTTTACATATAAGATTTAAAAACTTAAAATTTAAAAAACATGAGCACTTTTGATGCAGTACTAGCGCAGTACGAAAAAAACAAAAACACCGCAAGCGGTAACCAAAACAAAATTTCACAAGAGGACAGAATGAAAAAGTATTTCACTACTGTTTTACCTAAAGGGGTTAAAACAGCTGAAAAACGTATTCGTATTTTACCTACAAAAGATGGTTCTTCACCATTTGTAGAAGTAAAATTCCACGAAATTCAAGTGGATGGCCAATGGATGAAACTTTATGACCCAGCTCAAGACGGAAAACGCTCTCCATTAAATGATGTTTATGAGGGTTTAATGATGACAGGTGTTGAATCTGATAAAGAATTAGCAAGAACTTATCGTTCTCGTAAATTCTACATTGTTAAAGTTATCGATCGTGATAATGAACAAGATGGACCAAAATTTTGGAGATTTAAACACAATACAAAACAAGAAGGTATTTTAGATAAAATCGTTCCAATTTGGAGAAACAAAGGTGATATTACTGACCCTCAAAAGGGAAGAGATTTAATTATCACTTTGAATTTAACCAAATCAGGAAACGGTAAAGATTACACTGCAGTGAATTCTGTAATTCCTGATGATGCTTCTCCTTTAAACGCGGATGATAGCGTTGCACAATCTTGGATTGCTGATGAATTAACTTGGTCAGATGTTTATTCTAAAAAATCTGAAGATTACCTTGAAATGGTTGCTAAAGGTGATGTTCCAAAATGGGACACTGCTTCAGGTAAATATGTATCAAGTTCATCAAATGATGAAATGATTGCAGCACCTGTAAAAGCAACACCTGTGGTTGACCCACAAGAAGATGCTGAGGTAGATGAAGATTTACCATTCTAATTATCAATGGAGGGTCTTATTATCAATGGAGGGGTGGAGATAACGTCAGAAACCCCATTTTTTAAAAAAACAAAATTATGGCAGGAATAAAGAAAAATAGTTTCGAATCAATAAAGGCAAAATTCTCTAAAGAAGCTACCTACAAACCAGATAGATTCTTAGATTTAGGTGATGCTTTTTTAGATGCAACAGGAATACCTGGACCCGCAATTGGTCATATCAATATGTATTTAGGTCACTCGGATACAGGTAAAACAACCGCACTTGTAAAAGCAGCTGTTGATGCTCAGAAGAAAGGAATCATTCCTGTTTTCTTAATTACTGAACAAAAATGGAGTTGGGAACACGCTGAATTGATGGGATTCGATAAAAGTGGAGACTATCTTTTCAATAGTGATTTTGAATACATTGAACAAATTACGGATTATATTAATGAATTATTAGATGCACAAGATAAAGGTGATTTACCTCACGATTTATTGTTTATGTGGGATTCAGTAGGTTCAGTTCCTTGTAAAATGACTTACGATGGTAAAGGTGGTAAACAACACAATGCATCAGTTTTAGCTGACAAAATTGGTATGGGTATCAATCAACGTATATCAGGTTCAAGGAGAGATGATAAAAAGTATACTAATACTTTAATCATTGTCAACCAACCTTGGGTAGAATTACCTGATAATCCATTTGGACAACCAAAAATCAAAGCAAAAGGTGGAGAAGCAATATGGTTAAATTCAACTTTAGTGTTCTTATTTGGTAATCAGAAAGGCGCAGGAACTACTAAAATTTCTATTACAAAAGATAAGAGAAAAGTAAAAATTGCAACAAGAACTAAAATCTCAATTATGAAAAACCACGTAAATGGTTTAGGATATGAAGATGGACGTATCTTGGTAACATCACACGGTTTTATGTCAGGCAAGGATGATACTGAAGAAAAAAGATCAATTGAGCTTTACAAAAAGGATTGTGGTGATTATATTAGTAAAATGTTAGGCGTTAATGTTGCAGACGCAGCCGATTTAGAAGTTGTAACAGAAGAAGAACAATAATCAATAATGATTTTTAATGTCAGTTTTACTTGTAGATGGAGATAATTTACTTACGATTGGTTTTTATGGTGCAAAAAATTACTTTTATAAAGGCACACATTTTGGAGGAATCTATCATTTTATTAATACTCTTAGGAGATCGTTTGATGCATATCAATTAGATAAAATAGTAGTATTTTGGGATGGTGAAGAAAGTTCACAAACTAGAAAGAAGTTATATGTCCACTACAAGGAAAATAGGCGTGAAAGGGTTAGAAGTGAAGAAGAATTAAACTCATATAGATACCAAAGACAAAGAGTAAAGCAATATCTTGAAGAAATTTACGTAAGACAAGGAGAATATCCATTTTGCGAAACAGATGATTGCATTGCTTATTATACACAAAACTCACCCAATGAGAAAAAGATAATTTATTCTTCAGACGGTGATTTAACACAGTTAGTTTCAGACAATACCCAAATTTACAATCCATCCCACAGAAAACTTTATAAACAAAACGAAATGATTGTTTATGAACACGAAGAAGTTCTAATTGAAAATGTTAGAATTATCAAAATGTTATGTGGTGATAATTCAGATTCTATTGCAGGAATTAAGGGTATGGGAGTTAAAAGACTTATTTCTCTATTTCCTGAAATCAAAACACAAAAACTTTCGGTTGCGGAAATCCAAGAAAAAGGTAATTTGCTTTTTGAACAAGACAAATACAATAAATTATTAGCTAATTTATTAACAGGTGTAACCAAATATGGTGTGTTTGGTAATGAATTTTTCGATATTAACAATCAAATCGTGAATTTAGACAATCCATTTCTAACTGACGAGGCGAAAGAAAATATACTTCTTTTAGTTAACGAGCCATTGGATCCAGAAGGTCGTTCATACAAAAATACTATGAAAATGATGGTGGAGGATGGATTATTCAGCGTTTTACCAAAATCAGATGACGCGTGGATAAATTTTTTAAACCCTTTCCTTCGTTTAACAAGAAAAGAAAAAAATAAAAAAATTATAAAAATTAAAGATTATGAGTAACCAAGAGTTTATAAAGTTTGAGTTTCTGTTGTCATTAGAAGGACATATTATTTGTCAAAGATTTTTCAACGTTAGGGAACATAACGAACAAGCAAGATGTTCGATGGATTTACATTATTATGTTCAAAATATTTGTGAAGATATTTCACATGATTTGAAAATAAAAAGTTCCGATTTTCTATGCGAAAATCTAAATTTTTTCCTAAATTCAGACAATGTGGAAGAATCAAACACCGGTGAAAAAGAACATTTTTTATTGGAAATTAAGCTAGACGATGATGTATTTATTCAAAGAATATTCCCCGCATATTACTACCATCCGAAGGTTAGATATACGGTAGATATTCGTCCAAAACTTAAGAGAATATTGGTAGATTTAACTGACATTTTATCATCTGAGGATTTGGAAACCTCCTATTTAGGATACGAATTATAATAAAAAAAACTATGGAAGAAAAGAATTTTGGAAAATTAGGTTTTTCATTTCAACAATCGTTGATTAAAGCAATTATTGAAGATAAAAAGTACGGCGAAACAATAATTGATGTTTTAGATAGCAAATATTTTGATAATATGTCTTTCAGATTTATTATGGAAAATATTAAAGAACTAAATGAAACATATAAAAAAATCCCCGATTATACCTCGTTAGAACAAAAAATCAAAGCTGAAAATGAAAATTCAGTAATGGCTAAAACTCATTTAGATACTTTGAATGAGATTAAGAATAACGAACAACAATCTGATTTTCCTAAAGAAACCGCTTTGAATTTTTGTAGACAACAACATTTGAAGAAAGAGTTAAAAAACGTTCATTCCATTATTGAAAATGGTGCTTTTGAATCTTACAATAAAATTGAAGAAATCATTCAAAAGGCATTACAAGTAGGGGTAATGAATGATGATGTTACAGATGTTTTCCACAATATTGAAGAGGCTTTAGAAAAAGATGTAAGAAATCCAATACCAACAGGTGTTGTAGGTTTAGATAACATGTTAAACGGTGGTTTAGGACGTGGACAATTAGGTGTTGTTTTGGCCCCAACTGGTACAGGAAAAACAACTTTAATGACTAAATTTGCAAATACAGCCTATAATCACGGTTTAGGTGTAGTACAAATTTTCTTTGAAGATAATCCGAATGACATTAAGAGAAAACATTATACTATTTGGTCAGAAATCGCACCTGATCAACAACCTGAACACAAAGAGGAAGTTATTGCTAAGGTAAACGAAATGCAAAAGGATAATAAAGGTTTCTTAAAATTGATTAAATTACCAAGCGGTGATGTAACAGTGTCTGAAATCAAAAATAAGTTAAGAAAATTAACTAACGAAGGTTATAAAATTGATTTATTGCTTATTGATTATGTTGATTGTATTGCACCAGAAAAAAATGGGTTTGATGAAGAATGGAAAGGTGAAGGTTCAATTATGCGATCTTTAGAGGTTATGACTGGCGAATTTGATATTGCTTTGTGGACAGCAACACAAGGTAATCGTGATTCAATTTCTTCTGAAATTGTAACAAGTGACCAAATGGGTGGTTCAATTAAAAAAGCACAAATTGCACACGTAATATTATCCATTGCAAAAAATTTAGTACAAAAAGAACATAACTTAGCAACTTTAACTTTGATTAAATCAAGAATAGGTAGAGATGGTATTGTTTGGGCAAATTGTAAGTTTAATAACGAATTCTTATTAATTGATACCGATTCACAAAATACACTATTAGGGCACGAAGAACAAAGAACACAAAATAATGTAGCAAGAGCAGCTGAGGCTTTACAAAGAACAAGAAGAGTAAGAGAAGGAGCAAACTAAAATTAAAACAAAAAAAATGAGTAAATTATTTACAGAAAGAATACCTTTTAAACCATTTGAATATCCTGATTATTATAATGAAGGGTGGTTGAAACAAATGCAAGCGTTTTGGTTACATACAGAAATACCAATGCAGGGGGATGTTAAAGATTGGAACGAAAATTTGAATATATCAGAAAAACACTTAGTTGGAAATATTCTTTTAGGGTTTGCTCAAACAGAATGTGCAGTATCAGATTATTGGACTAGTATGGTCACTAAATGGTTTCCAAAACATGAAATAAGACAAATGGCGATGGCATTTGGTTCACAAGAAACAATTCATTCAGTAGCATATTCATATCTTAATGAAACATTAGGATTAGATGATTTTGCAGGATTTATGCATGATGAGGTTATGAAGGAAAGATTTGAATTGTTAACAAACACGACCGCAGATTGGACACCACAGGATTTGGACACAAATTCACAGGCAAGAAAAGAAGTTGGTAAAAGTTTAGCAATATTTTCGGCATTTGCAGAAGGTGTGGCACTATATTCTTCATTCGCTGTATTATATTCTTTCCAAATGAGAAATTTATTGAAAGGAATTGGACAACAAATGAAATGGAGTGTTAGAGATGAATCTTTACATTCAAAGATGGGTTGTCAATTATTCAGACATATGTGTGAGGAGTTTCCTGAATTATTAGATGAAGCTAAACCAGCAATTTATGAAGCTGCTGAAATTATAAGAGATTTAGAACATAAATTTATTGATAAGATTTTTGAGATGGGTGATTTAGAGAATCTTAAAAAGAATGATTTAAAAGAATTTATTACTAAAAGAGTTAATGAAAAATTGGCGGAATTAGGATATAACCCAATAAAAGGAAGTGATAACTATTTTGAATTTAATGAAGAAAAAGCTTCTGAATTAGATTGGTTTTATAATCTAACTGGAGGGGTTACATGGACTGATTTCTTTGCAATGAGACCTACCGATTATTCAAAACCAGGTGAGGGTGAAAATTGGGATGATATATTTTAAAAAATGGTTCTATTATCTAATGGTTTTTTTACTTAACCTATATTTATAGTAAACAATTATACTATGTATATTTATAAAACTACAAATTGTATAAACGAAAAAGTTTATATAGGAAAAAGTGAAAAATTATTTAATAAAAACTATTATGGTTCCGGTATTTTATTAGAGAAGGCAATAAAAAAATATGGAAAAGGTAATTTTAAAATTGAAGTGTTAGAAGAATTACTTACAATTGATGAATTGAATGAAAGAGAAAAATATTGGATAGAATATTATTCAGATAATTCGTATAATTTAGCTGAAGGCGGTACTGGTGGTTGGACAACTAAACATTACTCATCTGAACAAAAAGAAGCGTATAGTAAATTGTTATCATCAAAAAGACTTGGAAAAACACATACGATTGAAACAATTGAAAAATTAAAAAAAATGCATACTGGTAAAAAATTTGGAGATAGTAAAAAAGTTAGTGAAACATTAAAAAAAATATGGAAAGACCCTAATTCTGTATTCAATAGTTTGGAGTATAGAAAAGCAAAATCATTAGCAGCATCAAATCGTGTTTGGAGTGATGAAACAAAAGAAAAAATTAGAAAAAGTAAATTGGGTTCAAATAGTCCAGTTGCGGTTAAAATTGAAGTTGATGGTTTTATCTATGAAACTAGAAGAGAATGTGCTAAATATTTTGGTATAAGTGAACCCGCGGTTACTAAAAGATGTAAAAGTAAAAATTTTGGAAATTGGAAAATTATTAAATAAAAATTAAATAGATTATGAAATACTACGGAGAAGAACTCGGTTGGGAAATTGGTGTCGACTACCCTGAATGGGCAAACACAGAGATTTATGTAAAGACAATCTCAAAAGGTTATTTACAAGCAGGTGAAAAACCAAAAGATGCATATTGGAGAGTAGCAACTGCGGTTGCAAAAAGATTAGGAAAACCACAATTAGCAACTAAATTCTTCGATTATATTTGGAAGGGATGGTTATGTTTGGCAACCCCTGTATTATCAAATACAGGAACTGATAGAGGCTTACCAATTAGTTGTTTTGGTATCGATGTAGGAGATAGTATCTTTGAAATCGGAAACAAGAATTTGGAATTAATGTTACTTGCAAAACACGGCGGTGGAGTTGGTATTGGTATCAACATGATACGTCCTGCAGGTGCTAAAATCACGGGCAACGGTACATCCGATGGAGTGGTACCATTTATTAAAATCTATGATTCCACTATTATTGCAACAAATCAAGGATCAGTTCGTAGAGGAGCGGCATCAGTCAACATAAAAATTGAACATAAAGATTTTGAAGATTTCTTAGAAGTAAGAGAACCAAAAGGTGATGTAAATCGTCAATCATTAAACCTACATCAATGTGTTGTAGTTAGTGATAAATTTATGAAAAAATTAGATGAAGGTGATTCTGAAGCACGTAGAAAATGGGGTAAACTATTACAAAAAAGAAAGGCAACAGGTGAACCATATATTATGTTCAAAGGTAATGTTAATAAACAAAATCCTGATATGTATAAGAAGAACGGTTTAAAAGTACATATGACAAATATATGTTCTGAAATTGTCTTACATACAGATGAACAACATTCTTTTGTTTGTTGTTTAAGTTCGTTGAATTTGGCTAAGTACGATGAATGGAAAGATACTGACTTAGTGTATACATCAACAATGTTTTTAGATGGTGTATTAGAGGAATTTATTCAAAGAGCTAAAAATATGAGAGGTTTCGAAAATGCGGTACGTTCTGCTGAAAGAGGTAGGGCATTGGGATTAGGTGTATTAGGTTGGCATACTTATTTGCAACAAAAAGGTATCCCATTTGAAGGATTACCGGCTCAATTTGAAACTCGTAAAATCTTTTCTCAAATCAAAATTGAATCTGAAAGAGCTAGCAGAGATATGGCAAAAGAATTTGGAGAACCATTATGGTGTAAAGATTTTGGTATGAGAAACACACATTTGAGAGCGGTTGCCCCAACAGTATCGAATTCCAAATTAAGTGGTAATGTAAGTAGTGGTATTGAACCATGGGCAGCAAACGTATTTACAGAACAAACATCTAAAGGAACTTTCATTCGTAAAAATCCTGAATTAGAAAGAGTATTACGTAAGATTGGTAAAAATACTAAAGAAGTTTGGGATCAGATTTTGGCAGATGGTGGTTCTATTTTAGGTTTAGATTTTTTAGATGAATGGTGTTTTATTGATTCTAAAATAGTGGAAGTGAAAGAAGTTTTAGAGGAAAACAAATTCAAAATTATTCCAATTAAAGATGTTTTTAAAACATTTAAGGAAATTAACCAATTAGATTTAGTTAGACAAGCGGGTATCAGACAACAATATATTGATCAAGCGGTATCGTTAAACTTGGCGTTTCCTGCGGTTGCAGAACCGAAATTTATTAATGCAGTACATTTAGAAGCGTGGAAACAAGGTGTTAAAACACTTTATTATATGAGAACTGAAAGTGTTCTTCGTGGTGATATTGCTGCAAAGGCAACCGATATAAATTGTTTAAGTTGTGAAGGATAAATAATTGTTATACCTAAATGGTTTAATTTATCCATTTAGGTATATTTATTATTATGAGAAAATATATTTTTTACAAAACTGTAAATTTAAAAAATGGTAAATATTATTATGGAAGTCATTATGGATATAATGGAGATGGTTATTTAGGTTCTGGATTAGTTTTATCTGATGCAATTTTAAAATATGGTAAGGAATCATTCATTAGATATGATTTGAAAGAATTTAAAAGTAATAACGAACTTTTTTTATTTGAAGATAGATTTTTAAAAATATATAATTTAGCAAAAGACGAAAATTCATACAATATTAAAAATGCGGCTAGAGGCGGTTATACATTAGTAAATTATACCGAAGATGAGTTAATTGAACATTATAAAAAAGTATCTAATTCTTTAAAATTATATAGAAAAAATAATAAGGTAACATATTCTGAAGAAACAAGAAAATTACAATCAGAAAAAAAATTAGGAACTAATCATTGGATATACGGAACACAAAGACCTAATGATGTAAAAGAAAAAATTAGTAAAAAATTAAAAGGTATTAAACATACCGAAGAAAGAAAAAATAAAATGAAATTAACAAATCAAAATAGACCTATGGTAACATGTCCCTATTGTGGGAAAACCGCAAAAAAACATAGAAACATGGTAATATATCATTTTGATAATTGTAAAAATAAGTATTTATAAAAAATAAAATTATGTTAGAAGTAAAAAAATTTTCAGCAAGTTGGTGTGGCCCTTGTAAAGCTTTGGCCCCTATAATAAATGATGTAAAATCTCAATTTCCTAATGTATTATTCAGTGAGCACGATGTTGATTCGGATTATGAATTAGCGACTAATTTTGGAGTTAGAACAGTACCTACGGTGGTATTATTAAAAGATGGTAAAGAAATACAAAGACTTTCGGGTCTTTCTCCTAAATCAACTTATATTAAAGTGATTAACGAGGGTATTAATAACTAAAAAATAATATATTGTATTCAAAAGGTTAGAAATTAATTCTAACCTTTTTTTATATATAAAAAGGTACATAACCATTTTCATATTCATTATATTTATGAATATGGCTGTAGATTTAACAACAACATACGGGATAAACTTTCCTTTCCAAGATAGTACAACGGGTCAATATCTTCAAATGACTACTGCTTCGGAAATTGAAGTTAGATCCAATCTTATCCATTTGATTTTAACTGAAAAAGGTAGTAGATATTTTTTACCTGATTTTGGAACAAGAATTTATAGTTATATATTCGAACCAAATGATTCAGTAACATATGATCAAATAGAAGAAGATATAAGAAATGCGGTTAAAAAATATTTACCAAATTTAGATATTCAATCAATAGACATACAAGATGCAATAGATGATCCAACTTATAATATACAAACTGCAGGATCTAATGAAGATAGTAGATTATTCAGAGCAGGTAATATTTCAGATGCACCTTACACAGCAACAGTAAAAATAAATTATACAGTAAATAATGGGGCATTTTCGTCCTCAGATTTTATAATTTTAAACATATAATATGGGTAAACAAATATCATACGCGGTTAGAGATTTTGCGGGTTTGAGACAAGAGTTAGTAAATTTCACAAAAAATTACTATCCAAATTTAATTCAGAATTTTAATGATGCTTCAGTATATTCCGTATTGTTAGATTTAAATGCTGCCATTTCAGATAACCTACATTTTCATATTGATAGAGTTTGGCAAGAAACAATGTTGGATTATGCTCAACAAAGACAATCTTTATTTTTCATTGCAAAAACATATGGTTTAAAAATTCCTAACACAAGACCTTCTGTAACATTAATTGATTTTTCAATAAGTGTACCCGTTAATGGAGATAAAGATGATATGAGATATGAAGGTGTTTTAAAAGCTGGTGCACAAATTTCAGGAGGAGGACAAACATTTGAAACAATAAATGATATTGATTTTTCGAGTCCATTTACATTAGACGGTACCCCCAATCGTTTGAAAATACCAAACTTTGATAGTAATAATAGATTAATTTCATATACTATTACAAAAAGAGAACCTGTCGTGAATGGTGTAACAAATGTTTATAGAAGAGTTATTACGTCAACTGACCAAACACCTTTTTTGAAATTATATTTACCTGAACAGAATGTATTGGGTGTTAC